CTCATGCTAGCCGCCCGCACGGCGCTCGACGCCTTGAGCGTCACCGACCGACAGGCGGTGCTGGATGCCTACGCCTCCCCGTACCTGGACGATGCGGCCTCGGGCACGCGCGCGGAATGCTGCGCCCCGCCCACGCCGCCGCCAGCCCGCGAGGACGCGGCGGTCCCGATGGCCGACCGGCTCAAGGCCGTGCGGCAGACTTACTCCGTATAACACCGAGGACACCATGAATACCCCGCTGGTCACCAAGAACCGCGCGGCGAACGAGCTGCGCGCGCAGGCGCAGAAGCTCCGCGCCGAGCTGATGGACCCCGCCGTCACGCTGACGGTGGACGAGGTGAAGAACCGCACGGACGCCATCATGGCGTTGGAGCAGCGCGCGCAGGCCGCCGCCGAGTTCACGCCGGACGCCGAGATCGACCGGCAGGGCGGGGACACCGGCCTCACCCGCATCGACGCGGGCGGGCAGCCCGAGCGCACGGAGTTCCGCGGCATGGCCGACGCCATGGCCGATGTCCGCAAGGTGCTGGTCAACCACTTCCCCACGCTGGGCGCCTACATCCGCGCGGCGGCGCGCGGCACGAAGGACCCGCGTCAGGTGGAGGGGCTTCGCAAGGTGGCGGAGATGACGCGCACCATCACCGGCTCAACGGCCGGTGGGGAGTTCCTGCTTCCGCTGACGCAGGTGCCCGAGATTTTCTCGGTGTCCAACGCGCAGCCCGGCATCTTCCAGTACGCCCGCCGCTACAACGTGCCGGGCCGCTCGCTCCGCATCCCGTATCTGATTCAGGACGAGGGGACCACCACCCTAAACCGCCCGATGGCCGGTAAGATCGCCAACGTGACCATCGTGGGCGAGGGCTCGACCAAGCCGGAGCGCGAGCCGCAGTTCGGCCAGCGGCTGCTGGAGATCTACAAGTACGCCGCCATCACCGAGTTTGGTGACGAAATCCTCGGCGATGACTTTACGGGCGAGCTGCCCAGCGAGGTCACCACCGCGGTGGGTGGGCAGATCATCAACAAGCTCAACGAGGATCTGACCATCGACGGCACGGGCTCGTCCCAGCCGCTCGGCGCGCTCAACACCAACAACGGCTCGCTGATCGCGGTCAATCGGACCACGGCCAACAGCTTCGTGGCGGCGGACGCGTTCAAGATGTACGAGCGGCACACGGTCGGTCCGCGCTCGGTGTGGATGGTGTCGCGCCGCGTGCTGGCGCAGCTCTTCGCCCTCCAGGCGACCAACAACACCATGGTCACCTGGATCAGCAACCTGCGCGACACGCCGCAGATGCTGCTGCTGGGGCTGCCGGTGATCGTCACCGACCTGCTCAACACGCTGGGCAGCCGCGCCGACGTGGCGCTCGTCAACGGCGACTTCTACGCGATGGGGCTGCGACAGGCCCTGACCGTCGAGTCGTCCATCCACGTCAAGTTCGTGCAGGACATCACCACGTACCGCTTTCTGGCGCGTGGCGGTGGCATCCCGATCCCCACCTCCACCTACGCCTACAAGACGGTGGCGGGCGTGAAGGTGGACGCGCACAGCCCCTTCGTGGTGCTGGATGTCCCGGCCAGCTCCTAAGCTGACCCGTAGCAAGGCCACGGCCGCAGGGGCGCTCCCCCCTGCGGCTGCGGCCGTGCCTGCCCCCGCGACGGCGCGCGTCATGGCGATTCAGCCATGCCTCATCGCGGGCGTCCGGCGCGAGGCGCGGGAGATGTTTGAGGTGCCCGCCGACCGGGTGAACGACTTCGTCCGCTTCGGGCTAGTGCTGTCGCACCCGCTGGCGGGGATGATGGGCGAGCAGATGCAGGCCGCATGGCGCGAGGCTGCGACCCAGATGCGGCCCGGGCTGGACGACAACACGCTCGTGGTGGATGACGCCACCGTCGCGCAGCTTTGGGCGGGACCGGGGCGGCTCTTGTCCCCGCCCGAGGTGCCTGAGCAGTACACGGCTGCGGAGCCGACCGAGGGGGCGCTGCGCGTACTCCAGGTGACCGAGTACGACCCCGGCAGCTCGGTCTACCGCTACCATTCCGCGGCCAACACCGCACCCGGCGTGCTGTCTGCGCTGGTGCGCTTCGACTATAGCAACCCGCATAGCCATTGGCGGCAATGGGACGGGGACGCCCACCGAACCACGGTGGACGTGCTGGCCGCGACGGCCGACGTGCTGCACGTCCACATGGACTACCGCGGGTTGTTTCAGCGCCTGCGCGTGGCCCCGACCGACCGGCAGCGGGTGGCGATCACCTATCATGGCAGCCTGCCACCGGGCGACCCGCGCGTGACCTACCGCGACAAGGACACGGACAGCAAGCTGGGCGCGCTGGTGTTCGGCGCGCGGCCCTACCACCACCGGCACGGCGTGGAGCATTGGCTGCCAATCCCCATGCCGGTCGCCAACTACCAGGCGCTGCGGGCCAGCGTGACGCGCCATCCCCTGCCGTGGGAGGGCGGGCGACTGCGGATCGCGCACAGCCCCACGAAGCGGGCGATCAAGGGGACGGACGACTTCCTCTCCGTGGTCGGCTACCTCAAGGACTACGGCCTGCCCGTGGAGCCGGTGCTGATCGAGGACATGAGCCACGGCGAGGCGCTGGAGCTCAAGGCCACCTGCCATGTGGTGTTTGACTCGTTCTGGCTGGGGATGCAAGGCAGCGGGCTAGAGGGCGCGGCGATGGGGCTGCCCGTCATCGCGGGCGACCACGGCGCGGTGGCGGACCTAGAGCGGCTTGGCATCCCGTGCCCGTGGACTTTTGGCGACACGCGCGAAGAGCTGCGCGAGGCCGTGCGGCGGCTGTGCGTTGACAGCGGCTTCTACGCGGCCGAGGCCCAGCGGGTGCATGATTACACCGTAGCCCACCACGACTACCCGGTGGTGGGTGTTAAGTACGCCCGACTTCTGCGCGAGGCTGTCCGTGGCGCTGCCGACTAGCACCGACCTGAAGGACTACCTGCGGATCGAAACCAACGCGGAGAACCCGCTGTTGGCCGCGCTGGTGGCGCGCGCGCAAGCCATGCTGGAGGGGTGGATCGACTGCCCGATCACGGCCGAGGCGCAGACGGCGGTGGACCGCGCCGAGTCGCTGGACGAGCCGGTGACCAGCTTGATCTTCCCGCGCCGTCCGATTGGCAGCGTGAGCATCACGGACGCCGAGGGCGGCACGGTGGACCCGACCACGTATACCGTATACGGGGCGTCGGGCATGATCTACGCCAAGCCGCTGACGAGCTTTTATAACGGCCCCTACACCATCACGGCGCAGGTCGGGCTGTCGCTGCGCGCGGACTATGCGCGCATTGAGCCGCTGCTGACCGAAATGATTCTCGACCTTGCCGCCGACCTGTACCAGCGGCGGACCCCCGGCGCGGCCAGCGAAAAGGCCGCCGACACCACGATCACCTGGGACGCCAGCCGCGAGACGGTGGCGCGGGTGGTCAAGAGCCTGCGCCTGTTCCGGCTGGGGGTGGCCCAATGACGATGGTGTCGGGGCGGCTCGACCAGCGGGTGAGCTTTTGGGCGCGCGAGGACGCGGGCGCGGATGGGTTTGTGCGCCCCGTGTTCGTCTATATGGGCACCTACTGGGGCCGCATCGACCACACCGCGCAGACGCAGAACGTGGGCACCGAGCCACAGGCCGAAATCAACTATCGGTCCCCCGCGCGGGCCACGGTCGCGGACTATGTGGACGTGCCGCTCAACGGGCTGCTCAAGCTGGAGGGCGACCCAACCGCTTATTGGGTGCGGGGCGTCATCACGCAGCGCCAGCTGCGGTCGCAGCGCATCGACCTCGAGGTGGTGACCCCGCTGGAGACGGTCGAGTTTGTGGAGTTTGAGGGGCTGCCGACCACGGACGGCGTCCATCTGGTGACCACCGCCGAGTTTTCCACCGCCTTCGACGAGGCGTTCGCCTAATGGCTGATACCCCGCGCACCCTATCCACGCTGATCGCGCAGCTTGCCGACAACACCAGCGGCAACATCACCGCACAGGTGGTTCGCGATATGCTGGTGTCGCTGTACCCGAGCCGCGGCCAACTCCAGCTCGCGCCGGGTGGCGCGGTCGCCACCACGTTCGCCAGCAGCGGTAGCTATACGCCGGTGCGCGGGACCACGGAGCTGGACACCGACGTGTGCAGTTCGTGTGTGTCGATGCCCGCCAGCGGGCAGCTCAAGTGGGAGAAGGGGTCCACGCACATCCTGAACGCGCAGGCCACCCTTGAGGTGCTGCCCGCGGCGAACAACAAGAAGTATACCTTTACGTTCGCCAAGAACGGCATTGCGCTGCCCGACTTGGCGTTGCCCGCGTTCTATGGCAACTTGAGCGGCAACCCCGTGGGAGTGTACCTGTCCGGGCTGATCCCCATTGCCGAGGACGACATCATCTCGGTGGTGGCCAAGAACGACACCGACACGACGGCAATCACCGCTTCCGTGCTGACGCTGGGCGGCGTCGGCTTCATGACCTAGAGGAGACGACTATGGCACGCAAGGCGTTGGCGACGGGCACGCAGCTCCTGGCGGAGCGCACGATGGGGACGGTCATGCCGAGCGGCGAGGACGCCGTGACCTCGGTGGTCTTTGAGATCTTCAACGCGGCGGGCGGGTTCAGCATGATCCCCCGCGTGGATCTGGAGGAGGCGGCCCAGACGCCGTACAACGTGCTGTACTGGAACCTGCTCACGCAGGCGCCCATCGCGGCGGGCACGCCGATCACGGCGGCGGGGATCTACGCGGTGTACGCGCCGGGGTGCAAGGTGTACGCGGTGACGAGTGCGGGAACGGCCACCTGCGAGGTGCAGCGGGTGTACGGGCGGGCGTTCTGATGCTGGCGACGAACGCCGGGCTGTTGACGCCGATCCTTGGCGACCCGTCGCCGTGGAATCCGGAGCGCCTGTACATCAACGGCGAAGCGGGCGCATGGTACGACCCCGGCGACCTGACCGCCGAGAAGGTGGCGTGGCGGCGCAACCTGCTGACGTGGTCGGAGCAGTTTGACAACGCGGCGTGGGTCAAAAGCAATGCTACAATCACAGGCAATGCAAGCATAGCGCCAGATGGTACGACAACGGCTGACACGTTTGTCGAAAGCGTTGACGGCGCGCCTACCGCACATTTTGTATATCAACAGCCCTCGTTTGTGGCTGGGCAGCCGTACACCTACACGTTGTACGCCAAGGCCATAGCCTCTGATCGGCTTTTGCAGATTTACGCGCAAAGCAGCGGCGTGTTTGCGCGCGCTTCGTTCAACTTGAACACCGGGGCTGTTGTCAGCAACGATGCTGGCTCCGCTGCGATCACGGCTGTTGGCAGTGGATGGTATCGGTTGACTGTCAGCGGCACGCCAACTACCACGGGTGGCGGGTTTGTTTTCATTGTGTCCAAAAACAGCAGTAATTTGGACTACACGGGCAACGGGTCGCAGGTGGCGTCCATCTGGGGTGCGATGCTCAACCCCGGCACCGTGGCCGAGTCGTACCAGCGCATCACCGACTTCACCAGCGACTTCCTCGCCGCGTTTCCCACGCACGCGCTGTATCAGGACTCCGCGGGCACCACGCCCGTGACGGTGCTAGGCCAGCCGGTCGGGCTCGCGCTCGACAAGAGCCGGGGCGCGCTGGCGAATATCGGCGCAACGGTGCTGACCAACGGCGACTTCGCCAGCGGCACGGGGTGGACGGCGGGCACGGGCTGGAGCATCGCGGCGGGCGTGGCGACCAAAACGGCGGGCACAGCGTCGGTGCTGTCGCAGGCGGTGACGCTGACGATCCCCGGCACCTATCGGCTGGTGTACACCATGACGCGGTCGGCGGGCACGCTGACGCCGCGCATCACGGGCGGGACCACGGTGAGCGCCACGGCGCGGTCGGCCAGCGGGACGTACACGGAATACGTCACCACGGTGACGGGCAACACCACGTTTGAGTTCAGCGCCGACGCCAGCTTTGCGGGCACGGTGGACGATGTGGCGTTGCAGCTCGTCCCCGGCGTCCACGCGATCCAGCCGACGAGCGCGAGCCGCCCCGCGCTGGACGCGCGCGTGAACCTGCTGACGTACAGCGAGCAGTTCGATAACGCGGCGTGGACGAAAACGAACGTATCGGTCACCGCCAACGCAGCAACGGCACCGGATGGCAGCACAACTGCTGACAGGGTTGTGCCATCGACCGGCAGCGTAGCGCAGCAACTGGTCCAAGGCTTTGCGGTCGGTGCCGTCGCGTACACGCAGAGCGTTTACGCCAAGGTCGGGACGTATCAATTCATCCAGTTCAACAACTCGCAGTCTGGCACAGAGTTCGTCAACTTCGACGTAGCGACGGGCTCGGTGGGCACGGTTGGCGGAAGCGCCGTTGCGGCTATCGAAAACGTCGGCAACGGCTGGTATCGCTGCACCGTGACCTACTCGGCGTTCACCGCTGCCACCGTCAACTTTCGCTGGCAGGTAGTGGGTTCCGCCACGGCGACCCGCGCGCAGGCGTTTGCCGGTGACGGCACCAACGGTGTGTTGATGTGGGGCGCGGACCTGCGCCTCGCCACCGACGCCGCGTACCCGTACCAGCGCGTGGTCACCGCGACGGACTACGCGGACGTGGGCGTGCCGCGCAGCTTCCTGCACGACGGGTTCGACGACAGCAGCTACACGGCCAGCAGCCTGGACCTGAGCGGCACGGACAAGGTGACCG